GGAATTTTTGGTGAAGATGAAAGTGAAGACTTTAAAAAGAAATAAAAATGCAAGATTATTCAGATTGTTGTACTGCAAAACGTTGGAATGATACCGATATTTGTAGTGATTGTAAAGAACACGCAGACTTTGAAACAGAATAAATATTAACTAACTAAATAAATAAAAAATGAGTACATTAATTAATGCAAGTATTAGAGTAGACAAATTACCAAAAGAAAAATTTGTAATGGGTAAAATTGATAAAGATGGTAATACACCTGTTTATTATAACCTTACTATCTCAGTTCAAGATGAAACAAGATACGGGAACAATGTTGCTGTAATGGATAGTCAAACTAAAGAAGAACGAGATGCCAAAAAAGAAAAATTATATTTAGGAAACGGTAAGGTGTGTTGGACCGATGGAAATGTAGTTTTAGCAGAAAAAGATGAACAAAAATTAGACATTATTTCAGGTACTGAATCGGCACACGTTATTAAAAAAGGTGACTTACCATTTTAAAAATTACTTACTAACTAATAAAATTGGTATAGGTTTTTAATCTATACCTTTTTTTTTATATATTTATCAGATGACAGAACAAGAACAAACTGAAAAAAATATGTATATGCAATTGATTGAAGAATCTTGCTATATTGACCCAAAATTAAAATTAGACTATCCACCTGTTGCGTTATCGTTTGGTGAAAAATTAATAAAATCAGATAAAGGTGATTTACTTTTACCTATTCCAATTGGAACATATGGAAATATATCAGTTATCACAGCACCGCCAAAAACAAAGAAAACATTTTTTGTATCTTTATTAGCATCGGTATTTTTAAGTGGTTCAAACATATATGGTGGTGATTTAAAAGGACACAAAGGAAGTGGTGATTTAATTTGGATAGACACAGAACAATCTGAGTGGCATTCAAGTCATTGTTTTAGAAGGATTTATGAAATGGATTCAGAAATAGATTCAAAAAAATATCATACCTTTGGTTTACGTGCTATTGATTACAAAAGTAGATTAGAATTTATAGAGTATTATTTAAAAGAAAAAATAGAAAATCCGTCTTTGCTTATTATTGATGGTGTAGCAGATTTATTAGCAGATTCTAATTCTATAGGTGAATCTAATGTATTGACTATGAAACTTATGGAAATTTCATCTAAATATAATGTTCATATAATGGTTGTAATTCATCAATCGTATGGGAGTAATAAACTTGGGACAGGTCACCTTGGTTCTTTCCTAGAAAAACGTGCGGAGACAGTCATCAGTTTAGAGGGCAACACCGTGAATAAAAATTGGGTTACAGTTAGGTGTGGTAGAAGCAGAGGGTATTCTTTTGATACTTTTAGTTTTGAAGTTAATGATAAAGGTTTACCTGTAATAGTTGGTAATTTATATGACCCATTAAAATAATTATGGTACAAGAAAAAATGATATTAATAGCAAGAAAAAATGATACTTGGGTAGACATTGTTATTTCTTTTGGCTGCAGCAAAACTATTGCAAAAGATATTGTTCAAGAAATGTATATTAAAATACAATTAAAATTAGAATCAGGTTTAGATATTACCTACCAAGACGGAATAAATTATTACTATATATTTAAGACTCTAAGAAGTTTATTTTATGACTATAAACGTAAAGGTAAGAATATAACATTGGTTAGCTTAGATGATGTTAATTTAACAAATACAGATATAAATTATACAGAATCATATGATAAAATACAAATTGCTTTAGAAAAAATGTTTTGGTATGATAAAAAAGTGTTTGAAATAATTAATGGCGGTGAATCAATAGCTGAATTTTCACGTAAATCTTTCATTCATTATTATTCTCTTTACAATACGTATAACAAGGTAAAAAGAAAACTAAAGAAATTATTATGAATTTTAATAATGATTTTAAATATGACTTAAAAGTTGGTCAAACAAAAGAACAAGAATTAGGAAACATCTTTAATTCTAAAACTATTGAAGTTAAATATGATTTACAAGCATTAACAACTGGCAATGTATTTGTAGAATATGAATCACGAAATAAAAAAAGTGGAATTAGCACATCAATTTCAGATTATTACTGTTTTTGTTTTGGTGAAACATTTCATTTAATTAAAACATTTGATTTAAAAAATAGGTGCAGAGAATTTTTAGGAACAAAAAGAGATATAAAAGGAGGTGATAATAATTCTAGTAAAGGGATATTATTACCTATAAAAAAATTGATATGAAATTAGGAGACTTTATTTTTTACATTACAAAATATACTGGTATTAAATACTTAGTAGATAAATACCATTTACTAAAAGGTTCTAAATGTAATTGTCCTGAACGTAGAAAAAAGCTAAATGAAATAAAAATTAAAAGATGGTAAAATTTGAAAAACTCGATAGAAAAGACTGGCAAGAATTTAGAATGGAAACAAAACAGTACTTATCCCCTACAGAATTTGAACTTATTTCACAGCTACACTCAAAATACTACAAGCATAATTATTATCGTCCCTGCACTTGTAGCCCAGTAACGATAAAAAATTGGATTAAAGACTTAAACATTATTTGGGATAATGGGCATAAAGAAGATTAAGCAATTAGAAAACGCTATTGTTTTACTTTTAAATTTTGACGGATGGGACTTAAAAGTTTCAGAAAAAGATACAGAAATTTTTGATGCATATGGAAAAACTCCAAAGGGTTTTGATTGTGTAATAGAAATGAAATTCAGAAATAAATATTATAAAACTAAAATGCTAGAAAAGCATAAGTTTGATAATTTAATGAAACTACCAAATGATGTAATAAAAATCTATTTTGTTGCAGATACCAAAGGAAATTTTATGTATTGGTTAAACACGCTTAAAATGCCTGAAACGGTTAAAAAATATTGTCCCGACACTACAATGTGGACCAAGAAAAGAATCTTAAAAGATGTTTATTTATTAGAAGAAAATATGGCATCACGTATTAATTTAAACGAAAACTAATAATAACTTATTAAATATTTTGTTTATAAAATAATTAGTATTATCTTTGATGGGTAGTTAGGAAATAGCCTCTACATTAAAACAGAACAAATGATAACACTAACAGATGACGAATACGATTACTTTAAATCTTTGGAATTTTATGCAAGACAAATTTCTCTTAATATAAATGTAGAAAGTTCTAAAAAATTAATGAACAAAAAAATATTAAAAAAATTAAAAGAAGAAAAAAAATTTATTGACAATGTAGAATTATACAAAGATTTTATATAATAACAAATGAATATAAATTCTGCAGCTTGGCAACAATTAAAAGATTCTATAGAAGAACATATAAATAATGACCCAATGATATCTGACGTCTTAATTAATTATCAGATTAAAGATTTAGGTAAAACTAAAAATTATTTAAAACTTAATGTAAACATAAATACAAACATAAAAAAATAAACAGATGAGTAAAGTAACAGATTTATTAGAAGAAAAAATAACAGAATTAAAACTTGAATTAAGAGAAGCAAAAAAATATACTTATGTAGGGTCTACAAGTTCTTTGCATTGTAGTGATGGTGAATTATATATTCATTATGGCGATTACCCTGAAAACGAACGTACCATTGTAATGGATGTAGAACAGCTTTATAAGGACCTACCATTTATTATAGACCAAGTGTGTAAAGAACAAAAGAAAATGCAAGAGTACCACTTAAACAGCATTAAAGAAACAATAAAAGAATTATGAATAAAGTAAACGCATTTGATAATGAAATATTCAATCATTATAGAGAAACAGTAAAAGAAATAAACATTGCTATTGAACTTTTAACAGAACATAACTATACAGTTATTGATTTAGATGGAAACACAATTAATAAAAAAGAGGAATGATTTTATTAGTTGATGCAGATAGTTTAATCTTTGCCAGTTGTTATCGTAAACGTGAAACACCTGAAGATGAAAAATACTATACTGATATAGCAGATGCAAGAAATAAATTTGACCAACAGTATATGAAAATAATAAATGATTTAGAATCAATTTATAATGTTGATAAGGTCATTTGTTTTAGTGGTTCAAAAGGAAACTTTAGAAAACTAATTACAAGCAAATACAAAGCCAATAGAAAAAAACAAGAATTACCACCATTACTAAATGAAATGCACCAATTTGTAAAAGACCATTATGACAGCGTTTGGGGTTATGGAATAGAAACTGATGATATGGTTGCAAGGTACTGGTTTAATTTGTCAAATGAATTTGGTAGAGATGAAGTAATGATAGTTTCTTTAGATAAAGACTATAAACAATTTCCTGCTTTAATATATAATTACCATTACAAACACAAAGAAATATTAGATATTACAGAAGACGAAGCAATGTTTAATTTTTACGAACAATTTTTAATTGGGGATACTGCAGATAATGTAAATTATTTTAAAGGTAAAGGAAAACGATTTGCAGAAAAATATTTAGCAGATTGTGATAGTAAATATAAATACACAAAAAAATTATATCAATTATTTAAACAAGAATATAAAGGTAAGGCCAAGCAAAAATATATTGAATGCTACCACCTTTTAAAATTAAGAACAGAATGATAAACAAAACATTAAGTAGATTAGGAATAGAGATTTGGAAAGATATACCTGAATTTGAAGGTTATTATAAAGTTAGTAATTTAGGTAATGTACGAAGTTTAAATTATCGTAAAAAAAAAGGAATTGTTAAGCAACTTAGTAAAGGCTTAAATTCAAATGGACGGTATAGAGTTACTTTGTGGAAAAATGGCAAAAACAGTTCAAACAAAAAAATTCATCAATTAGTTGCTATGGCTTTTTTAAATCATAAACCTTGTGGTCATAAAATAGTTGTAGACCATATAGATAATAATAAAGAAAATGATAAACTTTATAATCTGCAGTTAATTTCAAATAGAGAAAACACCGTAAAAGATATAAAGGGGGGAACATCAAAATATACTGGCGTTTGTTGGAATAAAAGACAATGCATTTGGAAAAGCTCTATAAGAATTAATGGAAAAGTTAAACATCTTGGATATTTTAAAAGTGAGAAAAAAGCATCTCAAGCATATCAAAACGAATTAAAAAAAATATAAAATTAACAGCAGAATGAAAATATTAAATTTATATGCTTGTTTAGGTGGAAACCGATATAAATGGAACGAAGTTAAAGAAGATATAGAAGTTACAGCTGTAGAATTAGACTCAGAAGCAGCAAGATTGTACCAAGAAAGGTTTCCTAATGATAAAGTAATAGTAGCAGATGCACACCAATATTTGTTAGACCATTACAAAGAGTTTGATTTTATTTGGAGTTCACCACCTTGCCCTACACATAGTAGATTTCAAATTTCTATGAAAACAACAAGAAAAATGAAATACCCTGATATGAAACTTTACCAAGAAATTATATTTTTAGATTCTTTTTATGAAGGTAAATATGTTGTTGAAAATGTAATTCCTTTTTACGAGCCATTAATACAAGCCAATAAAAGAGGTCGTCATTTATATTGGACAAACTTTAATTTACCTAATGTTTTAAGTAATAGAAAAAATCCCGATATGGGTAGAACAATAGATAAAGTAACAGCTTTAGGAAAGTTTCACAATTACGATTTTAGAAAATATAAAGGAACACAAGACCAACAAAAAATGGCTAGAAACCTAGTGGATTACAAAGCAGGTAAAACAATCTTAGAAACTGTTTTAGGAATTAGAAATAAAGAAAACGAAAACCAAACTGAATTATTTTAAATAAAATAAATAAATGACAAGACTAAAACCTTTAGAAATATCAGAAAAGATAAAAGAATTATCAGAAATAGATATATACAAAGAAACACGAAAAACAGAATATGTAGAATACAGAGCTTTATTATGTTTTATACTTAGGACCAAACTATCTATGCGATGGCTTTCTATTTCTTTATTTTTTGAATCACAAGGTAAATCAATGAATCACGCTAACGCAATACACTTAGTTAAAATGTACCCTATATATAAAACAACTAATCCAAAGTTAGATGAAATAGAAAATATGTTTTTATTTAAAAGTGGTATGGATTATGACGAAATAGATAAGGTTCATTATTTAACAAACAAACTGATGAACACAGAAAAAAAATATAACATATTATTAGAACAATTAAAAAACCCATTAATTAAATTGATGTTAGATGTTCCTAAAGAAAAACAATATGAAGTAGAAGATAGATTAAACTTATTAAAAAAAAGTTGGGAATGGAAATAAAAATGTTTTAAATAAAACAAACCTTTAATTACGTTATATAGATATATAAAGATTAATTAATTAATAAAGTATTAATTTATGGACAATAGAAAAAACAACGGTGGGCATTCTACTAAAGGCTTTGCTGGTCGCCCAAAAAAAGCAGATGAGGTTAGGCTAATAGAAAAGCTAGACAACATCATTGATAATGACGAGGTAATTAAAACACTAGGTCAGCAGATACTAAAAGGAGACTCTAGAGCGATGTCTTTATACTTTGGGTATAGATATGGTAAACCAAAAGAATCAGTTGATATAACATCTTCTGAAGGCTTTACTGTAAACTTTAAAGATTTGATTAAATTTAAGTGATAGAAGTAGATAAAAAGTACGAACCAATTACATCATCAGATTCACGTTATTTTATTGTAACTGGTGGTAGAGGTTCAGGAAAATCATTTTCAATTAACTTACTATTAGTGCTGCTCACATATGAAGCAGGACACACAATACTATTTACTAGATTTACTTTAGCGTCAGCATACATTTCTATTATTCCTGAATTTATAGATAAGATAGAAACATTAAACATTCAAGATGATTTTAATATTACAAAAGACGAAATCATAAATAAGCGTTCAGGTAGCAAGATAATGTTTAAAGGTATTAAGACGTCAAGTGGTGACCAAACAGCAAACCTGAAGTCTCTAACAAACGTTACAACGTGGGTAATGGATGAAGCAGAAGAACTACAAAGTGAAGATATCTTTGATAAAATAGATATGTCAGTTAGAAACCTAAAACAACAAAACAGGGTTATAATGATATTGAATCCAGTCACAAAAGAGCATTGGATATATTCAAGGTTTTTTGAAGATAAAGGTGTAATGGAATCATCTAATACTGTTAAAGATAATACAACATATATACATACAACCTATTTAGATAATTTAGAAAATCTATCCGAATCATACTTGCAGCAAATAGCTACAATCAAAATTAGAAGGCCTGAAAAATATAAGCATCAAATGCTTGGTGGATGGTTAGCAAAAGCTGAAGGTGTTATATTTAATAACTGGAGACTTGGTCCATTTAAGAAAGTAGGTGTTAGTGTTTTTGGACAAGATTACGGATTTGCTTCTGATGAAAATACACTTGTAGAAACTAATATAGATAGTACTAATAAAATAATCTACTTAAAAGAATGTTTTTATTTAAAAGGATTAACAACATCACAGATTGCAGAACTTAATTTAAAACACGCTAATACCAATTTAATTGTAGGTGATTCTGCTGAACCAAGATTGATATATGAACTAAAAC